ATGTATACAAAGAGTTAGGCGCATTTAGAGTATTACTTTACTCTCGTTATGAGAACGACGCGACAAATCCAGACTTCATCACGGGTAACGATTTTGCAAGAGTTGGTGTTGTCAAAAATCCAACAACACCTGCTGGTGATCTATTAACTCAATCCCGCGCTAGTGCTCTGACCGCACTAAAGTTAAAATCACTTACTGGCGGTAGTATTTCAGATACTGTTTACACGGTTGATACACCTGTATTCCAAACAATTGGAGTGGGATCAACAGCAGTTGGTTATGTAGCCAACTGGGATAACTCAACTGGTGTGTTAAAACTTTACAATCCTGTTGGCCTGGGTTCAACCACGTATGGATTCAGGTTAGTTGATTTTGCATCACAAATTGGTGCGGGTGGTAGTTACGTGGTCGGCGGTCAAAGCAGCGGATCAGCTCTGGGTATAGAAACAAGCTTTGGTAGTTCCGCGAATCCTGGTACTGCGACCACTGTCGGTAACGCTAGTGTTCAACTTGGCCAAAGTTTTGTTGAAGGAATCGCTCAACCAGAAGTCAAAAAATATTCTGGTGAGATCTTATACATAGATAACAGGGCAGCGATCCAGCGCAGTGCCACCCAGAAGGAAGACATCAAAATCGTATTAGAGTTCTAAGAAAATGCCCCAAGAGACGAATCTCAACGTTGCTCCTTATTTTGATGATTTCAATGAGGATAAGAACTTTAATAGAGTTCTCTTCAAACCCGCTAGTCCAGTTCAGGCTAGAGAGTTAACTCAACTCCAAACGATTCTTCAAAATCAAATCGAAAGATTTGGACAACACTTCTTTAAAGAAGGATCGATGGTCATCCCAGGCCAAATTGCGTATGATCCACTTTATTATGCCGTTGAGATTAACGATACGTTTCTTGGTATTCCAGTATCAGAGTATCTTGATAAACTAGTAGGAAAAGTTATCAAAGGTGATAGTTCTGGTGTAGAAGCTACCGTAGTAAACCATGTTTTGGCTAAGGACTCTGATAGGGGTAGTAATACACTTTATGTAAAATATTCTAAATCTGGTAACGATTTTGCTACCGAATTCTTCCAAGATGGTGAAAATCTTGTCACTACAAGTGACGTAGAATATGGTATCTCTAGAATTACAGCAAACAACCCATTCGCTGTTTGCATCCCATCTAAGGCAACATCAATTGGATGTGCAGCTGCAATTCAAGAAGGTGTGTTTTTCATCCGTGGATTTTTTGCAAAAGTTCAGTCACAAGTCATCATTCTTGATCAATACGATGCAAAACCAAATGCCAGGGTTGGTTTGTTTGTTAGTGAGCAAGTTGTAACTGCCTCTGATGACCAAACTCTTTATGACAATGCAGCTGGATTCTCCAACTTCGCTGCACCTGGTGCTGATAGATTTCAAATCAAAACAACCCTAATCAAAAAAGGATTAGAGGAGTTCAATGATCAAAATTTCATTGAACTAATGAGGTTAGAGAACGGTCAACTCCAGAAATTTGTTAAGAAGACCGACTACAATTTAATTAGAGATGAGTTAGCAAGACGTACATATGATGAAAGTGGTGATTACTATATCAAACCATTTGATCTCAGAGTTAAAGAGTCACTAAACAATAGACAAGGTAACGGTGGTGTTTATCTTGATAATCAAAAAACTGCAGATGGTGGTACACCAAGTAAAGACTTGATGTTGTATGCAGTATCACCTGGTAAAGCATACGTCAAAGGATATGATATTGAAAAACTGAACACAACTTATATTGATGTTGAAAAACCAAGAGAAACTAAAACCGTCACTGCAGCTTCTTTTGTATTTGAAGGCGTCAATTATGTAAAAACTAACAACGTATACGGTTCACCCGTTGTTGGTTTTGGAACAACTGCAGTTGTCAGCCTTAGAAGTGAAAGAATAGGTGCAACATCTTCTGCTGCTGCTGGAATAGAAATCGGAAATGCAAAGGTCTATGATTATAAGTTAGAGGCCGCTGCATATACAAATGATACTTCTAAGTACGAAGTATATCTGTATGATGTAGCAACTTTTACTACAATCACCATAAGTTCTAATCTTACACAAACTACCCCTGCATATATTCAGGGAGCTAGAAGTGGTGCGAGTGGATACTTAAAAAATAATGTAACCGCATCACAAAGTCTTACCTTAACTTCAACAAACGGTCAATTCATTGTTAATGAACCTATCATTATCAATGGTATTCAGGATGCAAGAGTTGTGACATCTGTTAGGGAATTTTCGTTTGATGATGTTAAATCTCTGCATCAGACAGTAGGTATTAATACATTCAATGCTGACTTAACATTAGATAACATATTTTTACTTGCACCATCAGGAACAAACTTTACCGTTGGCACCGCTGGTATTGTTACAGCCCCTGGTCAAAGATTTTCTGTTGGTGTTAAAACTGGCGATATTGTATCTTATAATATTACTGGTTTTTTCCACTGCGACTTTTAACAGAATAAGTGCGTTGTCTGCTGATGGATCAACAATTACACTTGCAGCCTTGAGTGATGTCAATGGTGTTTGCGATGGTAATTTACCCACAACGGAATTAAGAACCAGTGACTTCACTTTAATCAGACCAAGATTAGTTAATGGTGACAGGTCAACTCTTGCAACTAGACTTCCAGATTCATATATCTCAAGTGTAGATCTAAGTTCTTCTGAACTTCAGATCAGGAGACAGTTCACCCTGAACATTGCAAGTAGCAGAGGAACTGTAACGGTCTCAGATACCAATCAATTTTTCCAACCATTTGATGAAGAGAGGTACAACTTAGTATACTCTGATGGAACGATTGAAAGTTTGACATCTCAAAAAGTAACATTCAATTCAACTTTCAAAACTGTTACTCTTGCAGGTTTAGGTAAAGCCACGGATACAAACGCAATTCTTGTTGCAACGCTGAAGAAAATTAATCTGAAGCCGCAAACCAAAAATATTTCCAGATGCAGTAAAGTTGTTATTTCTAGATCAAAATACGATTATGCAGGTGCAGCAGGCACCAACTTCAATAACGGTCTTACCTTCAGTGCCATATATGGCACCAGAGTAGAAGACAACGAAATTTGTCTTAATGTTCCAGATGGATTACGTGTCCACGCGGTGTTTGAATCATCAACCACAGCCTCACCTACATTACCAAACATCACTCTTGTTAACAGATCTTCAGATCTTACAAATTGTATTCAAGGTGAATTAGTTGTTGGATCAACCAGTGGTGCAATTGGTAGAGTTGTGACAACCGCTGCAACTAACGTTGACATTGTATTCAAGAATGAACTCAGATTTATTGTTGGTGAATCTGTGGTCTTCCAATCCTCTGGAATTACTGGAGAAGTTTCACAAACAATTGCTGGCGATAAAAACATTGTTGTCAACTTCTCCTTCGATAATGGTCAAAGATCAGAATATTATGATTATGCTAGAATAATTAGAAATCAAAACGATCAAGAACCGAAAAAAAGGATTGCAGTTATATTCGATCATTATACCGTAGACTCTGGCACGTCTGGTGATGTTGCAACTGTCAATAGTTATTCGCCAGACGCATACGATGGAGATAAAACAACACTTAAGGGCAAATCACTAACTGATTATATCGATATTAGACCCAGGGTAAAAAATTACGACCCTTCAACACACACTGACAGTCCGTTTGAATATGATTTCAGAGATTTTAGTTCAAGTGGATCATTTGCACCACACATTGTAGTTGGTGATGAAACGCTGACACTAGGATATTCATTCTATATGGCTAGGATTGATAAGATTTTCCTTTCTAAAGATGGATTTTTTGAACTTAAAAAAGGTGAGCCAGCAGAATCACCCGTAGCTCCTCCTACTCCAGCAGATTCTTTCACAATTGCTACAGTTTACAATAAACCATATTTACATAATGCAACTGCAGAATCTGCAGTTGTTCTTGCAAGACATAAGAGATATACAATGTTTGATATCTCTAGACTTGAGACAAGAATTCAAAACATTGAGTTTTACACGCAACTCTCACTTCTTGAAACTGACACCGCGAATCTAAACATCAGAGATGCTACGACAGGTCTTGATAGATTTAAATCTGGATTCTTTGTAGATAACTTTAGAAGTCACAGTTCTCACGCACTCTCTCATCCAACCTTTAGAGCATCTATTGATAAGTCTCTGGGTCAGATGAGACCTTTACATTATACTCACGGCGTAGATCTTCTACTTGGTTCAGAACAAGTTATTGGTATTGGAACAACCGCTAATCCCAATGCAGACCTTACTCAAGTGTCTGATCTTCAGTCTAATGCACTCAGAAGAACAGGTGATGTTGTAACTCTGAATTATTCAGACACTGAGTTTATCAGACAACGTTTTGCCACTAGAACAGAGAATGTTAACCCATTTGCGGTTATTAATTGGATTGGTTCAGTTGGGCTCAATCCAGCGAGTGACGTATGGGTAGATGAACACAGATTAGAAGTTAATAATATTAGTATGGATGGTGGATATCAAGCATTTATGGAGGCGTTTGCCATTGATCCTAACACTGGATTTGCACCAATTGATTGGGGTGGATGGCAGGAACAGTGGAGTTCAGTTGACGTTAGCACGAGAGATCTTTCTAGAAATCTCTTGAGTTCTCAAACAATTACTGATACAGGTTGGATTCTGGGTAATACCCCTGGTGCCGAAACACTACCAAGACAAGCATCAGGCCTTGTAAGCATAACACGACGAACCAATATGAGAGATAACTTCTTAGTCAATCAAGAAGAAACACTCACTATTGATCGTGGATTGACTAGATCTGGTATCCAACTTCAGGCAAGTGAGAGAATTGATTCTCAATCTCTTGGGACTAGACTTGTAAATAGAGAAGTTATTCCCCTGATGAGATCTAGAAACATTGAATTTGTCGCACTGAGAATCAAACCTAGGACTAGATTCTATGTTTTCTTTGAAAGTCAGGACGTATCACAATTTGTTACACCTAAGTTACTTGAAATTTCTATGGATCAGGGTGTATTCCAAGTTGGTGAAACTGTTAGGGGGACAATCCCATCTACTACATTTGCAGATGGAACAGGCCCAGAAATTACTTTCCGTGTTGCAAAACCAAATCATAAGATTGGTGCGTATGATTCCCCAACTATTGTATTTTCTGTAAATCCTTATTCCGATACGATTGGACTGAGTTCCTCCTACTCATCTACCAGCACTGTTCTAAATATTGACACTGCATCTCTTCAACAAGAGGTTCTTGGTACGTTTACAGGATATGCTGCTAGAAATATGAAGCTGGTTGGTCAGACCAGTGGTGCTGAAGCCACCGTGACCGACATCAAGTTGATTAGTGATGACAAAGGAACTGTCATTGGTTCGTTGTTTATTCCAGATGCAACATTTCCATCAGTACCTCAGTTTACTACAGGCGTCAAAACATTCAGAATCACAAGTAGCCCTGTTAATTCACTGAGTTCTGTTGATAATCCATCAACAGCTGAAACTTCATTCCGCGCTCAAGGCACACTTGATACTTTCCAAGATGATGTTATTAGCATTAGAAATGTGGATGTTCAAAGAGAAACTGTAATGGACAGCACAACAACAAGTCAAACCATTACAAGAAATGTTCAAACGGCTGCGTTTGAGGAGAGAACAACCGCTCAAAATATGTGGGTTGATCCTATTTGTCAATCGATTGAGGTTGTTGAAGATAATGGAGTATTCATTACTGCATGTGACATATTCTTCCAAACAAAAGATGATAATATTCCCATCACATTACAGATCAGGACAATGCAAACTGGTCTGCCTACAAATACTATTCTTGGTTTTGGTGAGGTGGTTTATGAACCAAGTCAAGTTAGAATTTCGCAGGATGGAAGTGTACCAACAAGATTTGTGTTCCCATCTCCTGTTTACTTAGAAGGTAAAAAAGAATATGCTATTACTCTTATCTCTCTTTCTAACAATTACCGTGTCTATATTTCTAGAATGGGCGAAACAGATTTAAGTAGTGTGAATGAACCTGAAAGTGAGAGAATTATTGTGTCACAACAACCATATATGGGTTCGTTGTTCAAATCACAAAATGGTTCAACCTGGGATCCAAGTCAACTTGAAGATCTTAAGTTTACTCTTTACAAAGCCGCATTTGTGCCAGGCCCTGGCACTTTAAAACTTTATAATCCAGAATTGGGTGTTGGTAGGTTTGAAAATGTAACTCTGAGACCACAACCTCTTGAATTCTTCTCACACGAAATTAGAGTTGGTCTTGGTAGCACTGTTGCCACAAGAGACTTTAATGTTGGTTCTAGGTTCACTCAGGTTGGTAATACCTTGACAGAGGGAAATCTTGTCAAGTCTCTTGGTGCAATTAAGATCAATACCACGTCAACGGAAGCTGGTGGTATTACAACAAATACAGTAGGAACTGGACTCACACCATCTGCATCTAATTTCACGTACACTGGCATCGCTTTAACAAGTATTACAGGTAATGGATCAGGTGCTGTTGCTAACATTCGAGTTGTCAGTGGTGCAATCGGAGTTGTCACAGTAACTAGTGGTGGTACTGGATATGCAATTGGAGATATTCTCGGTTGTTCTCTAGGTGAAACTGGTTCTGGTACCAGATTTAATGTTGGTATCGTATCTGCAACAAACACACTAATCTTAGATAGAGTACAGGGAACGTTTACATCAAGCACTGAGTTGATGACCATCAATGCTGTTGGTGTTGCATCTACTTTACCTGGATCTTTACCATCAACCATCAGTAATACGGAAACTTACAAAGATGGTCTGCATATCAAGGTTAATCATAGAAACCATGGTATGCACTCTAGAAACAACAGAGTTACAATCTCTGATATTGTTGGAGTTACAACCACTACCACAGTATCCACCCAATATGCAAACACATCTACGACAGATCTTCAGGTTGCCAGTGTTGGAGTGTTTGCAAGTTTTGAAAATATCGGTGTTTCTTCAACTAACCCAGGGTTTGTTAAGATTAACAATGAGATTCTAAGTTATACTGGAACTAATGCTGCATCAACTCCGCAGATATTGACTGGTATAACCAGAGGTATTGACAATACTATTGCTCAAACTCATCGTGTTGGTGATGTAGTTCAAAAATATGAGGCTGGGGGTATTTCTCTCAGGAGAATTAATAAGACACACTCATTTGGTGATGTTAATAACTCCAATGAGATTACTTTAGATAGTTACTTTATTAAGATTGATACATCATCTACAGGTGTTGGTACTGTAAGAAACGGTACTTCTAGTTTCCCTGCACTTAAAATATCTGATACTCAAATTTCTGGTGGAGTCAGAACTAAAGCGACACAGAACATTCAATTTGAAGCCTTAACACCAAGTGTAGAATTTTTAACTCCCAAAAACACTACACTCTCTGGACGTGTTAGAACTGTATCCGCAACAAGTGTGAATGGAAGTGAAACCTCATTCCAAGATAAAGGATTTGAGTCTGTTTCTTTGAACGGAGTAAATTACTTCACTGATCCTAGAATGATGTGTTCTAAGATCAATGAACAGAATCAGCTTACCACACTTCCTGGTGGTAAGTCGTTTACGATGGAACTGGTTCTTGGGACTCAAGATATAAACGTTTCTCCTGTGATTGATATTGATCGTCTTGCAGTCATTACAACGACTAATAGACTTGATCAGAGAATCACAAACTATCCAGATGATAGAAGAGTGAACGAAAGATTCTCTGATCCAAATGGTGCAATCTATGTAACGAAGCGTGTTGATCTGGAGAATCCCGCAACATTCTTACAGGTTAAGTTCGCCGCATATCGTCATCCATCCAGTGATATTAGAGTTCTTTATAGATTGTTTAGGGTTGATACGATTTTCCAAGAATCTACTTATGAATTATTCCCTGGTTTTGATAATATGACTGATACCACTGGAGATGGATTTGGTGATAGAGTTATTGATCCTAAATTAAATAATGGTAAACCAGATAGATTTGTACCTGCATCTACAAATATCGATGAATTTAGAGATTATCAGTTCACTGCAAGTAATCTCCCAGAGTTTAATGGATTTGAAATTAAAGTGATTCTGACAGGCACTAATCAGGCTTACGTTCCCAAAGTCAGAGATTTTAGAGCAATCGCTTTTGCATAATGGAATTTAAAAAAGTTGAAGGATACTCTGAACTAGTCAGAGACATGGAATCTGGTGCGATTATCAATAATGATCGTACTGCTTATCAAAGCTACATTCAATTAAGAGAACAAAAATTAAAGGAAAGAGAACGACTGGAAAAAGTGGAGTCTGAGATTACTGAAATCAAGTCTTTGTTACATAAATTACTTGATAAACTTTAAATATAAATACATCTAGACGAACACTATCTTAAGAATGGCTGTATATGTTGTCAACTTGATTATTGATCAAGGTTCTGACTTCAAACAAACTTTTAATCTTGAAAGCAGTGCTACAAACTCTGCTTTAGACTTGACTGGATATACAGGTTCCGCACAAATCCGCAAACACGCATCAAGTCGTAAATTTTTTGATTTTACTGTTAGTTTTCCAAATCGTGTTGCAGGTGTCGTCAAACTTACATTGACTGATACCATTACGTCAAGAATTAAACCAGGTCGTTATATCTACGACATTATTTTAACTGATTCGGCTGGCTTAAAAGAACGTGTTGTTGAAGGTTCCGTTTTAGCAAGGGAAGGTGCCACTAAGGAGTAAACAATGCCCGATATCAAGGTTCGAATTGGTCAAGAAACTGCTACTAAAATACTCTCATCCTCCGCCGGATCTGGAGGAACATTAGCAGCTTTAGATGATGTTGATGCATCGGCAGTAGCGAACGGATCTGTTATTGTTTATAATGCTAACACCACAAAATGGGAAGCGACTAACACTTTAACCCCAGGCAACACGAAAAATCTAGACGTTAATGGAGGATCATTCTAATGGCCAGTAAGATTAGGATCTTTAGATCTACTGGTGCGACAGCCCCGTCTTCTCTTGAATTCGGAGAACT